GGAAACGGTGATCACTCATTCAGATGGTCACACCTCAGTATCTAAAACACCAAAGGTAACTGGCAAGGGTCAGGCTTATTTTATTGAAAAATTTTTATATTGAGGTGATTACAATGCAGCAACTAGCGGCCCAGGTCTTATTGACAATTCCGGAAGATAAAATCCTTGTCGATAAAGTCGAGTATTTAGATTTAAAAGAACAAGCATCTCTTGGAAGCTTAATGAGCTTTAAGTGGTTTAAAGAAAAGACTGGCATTAAGCGTAGCGAAGATTTAAATAAATGGATTTTATTGCCGTTCCGGGATGAACTTGATTTTGATAACGGTGGCTTTGTCCATTATCCGGAAGCACAGGGTGATCCGTGGAGGTTTTTGAAAAGTCCAACCGAGCGGTGGCTAGAAGAAAATTACAGCCGTATTTTTAAAATACGCCGATCGATACGGCAGAAGGAGGAAGCATAGTGGATGATCAAACCGGTTTTGAAGAGCTTAAATCAACAATCAAGGAAGCGCAGAGCGCTGGTGCTAATAGTCGCTTGATTGCCGAAATAAAACAGGCAGCATTTGACGGCAAGACGACGCTGTCAATTAACCGAAACTTTCCAGCATTGGACATTGTGAGTCAATGCGAGAAGCAAGGAATCAGCGTTGCTGTTTTAAAAAACAAAGTCATTTTTGACTGGAGCAATTTATAAAGGGGGGGAACGGTTATGGCAGCGTTGTGGATTTTATTAATTGTTGGCGCCTATCAGCTTGGTCGGTATGGGCTTGCTTCTTTTTTTGGCATAGATCCTGTAGATCCAGAAAATCAGCGGGCAGCAGTTGCTGATAAATGGGCAGCCAGGTGTATCGCAGAAGATAAAAAAGCCACGCATACTGGCATACACGTGGTTAAACCGAAAAATCTTAAATAAATAAATTTACTGCTTAATTATAGCAAAGATGGGAGTTAGCGCAATGGTTACAACCAAAAAGGATGACAAGGTCGCTCCGGATAAAAAGCCGGTAGGAACTACCAACATGACCTTGGTCGCTAAATTGGCGCAAATTATGGGCGAAATCAAGCCAGTTGAGTTAGATGGCGAGAATCAGCATCAGAATTACAAATTTCAAAGCGAGGGTGCCATTAAATTCGCTGTTAAGGATAAGCTAGCAGCTCAAGGCGTCATGATTATCCCCAGCTATACAGTTGCTGCTCAGTGGGATGCGCACACGGCTGGCGGCAAGCTAGCACATGTTGTTGACGTGATGGGAACGTTTACGGTAACTGATGGAAACGAGACGATCACAACACAGTTTCCCGGCTCAGGTCAGGATAATGGTGAAAAGGCAATGGCTAAAGCTTACACGTCTTCACAGAAGTACTTTTTAAAACAATTATTTAATATTTCTGATAAATCAGAAAGTGACCCAGATGCTGACAATAGTGATTTTAATGCTGCGCCACAACAGGGCCAACGATCGCATAAAAGTGGTAATCGATCAGGTGGCAATCGGCAACAGGGCCAACGAAATAGCAGCCAGCCGGCACATGCTAATCAAAATCGGAATAAGGCTAAAAATCAAAACTCCGATGCCGACACCATCTTAAAGAATGCTAGCCGGCGCATTAAGCAAATCAGCGAGATCACTGGCGAAGTCGAGCCGGATATTTATGTTCGGCTTTTGGGCCAGGTCGGTTACACAGATCAAGAATTACAGGATGTTAAAAAAGCGGCCAAGTTCTTCAACGAAGTACAGCAAGAGCTTAAGAGCCTGCAAGGAGGTAACAAATGATCAATCGAGCAGTATTAATTGGCCGCTTAACTAGGGATGTTGAGCTTAAATACACGAATAGCGGTGATGCGGTTGCAGGGTTCACCCTGGCAGTTAACCGCCAGTTCACTAATCGTAATGGAGACCGTGAAGCTGATTTTATCAATTGTGTGATGTGGCGCAAGTCAGCGGAGAATTTCGCTAAATTTACTCAAAAGGGCTCATTAGTTGGAATAGAAGGTCGGATTCAGACTCGGAATTATGAGAATGATAGTGGTACCCGTGTTTATATCACTGAGGTGGTCACTTCGAGTTTTTCGCTGTTAGAATCAAAAAGCGGTGGGTCACATGATGATCAGTCATCCCAGCAAGCAGCCCCACCGATTGGCACGGACGTGAACGTCTCTGATGACGATTTACCATTCTGAAAGGTGGTCAACCATGAATAATTTATTAATCACTGAGCCGCCTTTACAGGTATTGCCATCCTTGGCAGTTAAGGTCGGTCTCAACGAGGCAATCGTGCTGCAGCAATTCCATTATTGGCTACAGCGTTCGAAGAAAGAGCGTGACGGCCGTAAGTGGATCTATAACACATACGCCGAGTGGAATAAACAGTTCCCATTTTGGGGTGAGCGAACACTGCGCCGGGCGATCAATGGCTTGGAAAAAGCCGGCTATTTGATTACTGCAAACTACAATGCAGCGGGCTTTGATAAGACTAAATGGTACTCCATCGACTACGACAAACTAGTGGCCAGTCCATCTGGTCAAAATGGCCAGACGAGTAGGCCATATTGGCCAGCTCCAACTGGACAAAATGACCAAACCAATACCAATAGACTACCAGAGACTACTACAGAGATTACTAAAGATAATAGTGCGGTTGAGAAAACCGCACCCGAACAACCGACCATCCCTTATCAAAAAATAATCGATTACCTGAACGAAAAGTCGCAGCGCTCCGGTCGAGCATGCTACCGTAATACAACTACGAATCAAAAGCTGATCCGTGCCCGATTTAAGGAAGGTTTTACGGCTGTTGATTTTAAGGCGGCAATTGACCATTGCGTGACGGCTTGGCTCCATGACACAAAAATGGCACAGTATTTGCGGCCAAGTACGATCTTTGCACCGAGTAAGTTTGAGAATTACGTTACCGCGGTGCCAGCCGTTTTTAGCAATAATAACTACGGTAAAAAGCCAGTACGACAGGAGTCTTTACCTGATTATGCACAACCGGGCTACCAACCACCTAAACCTATCGTAACCGATGAACAACGAGCGGCTGTGAAACAGCGTCTGGCTCGGCTACAGGGTGGGAGTGCACCAGGATGATTATCAACGGACACTTGATCTCGGTGTCCGGTAAACGAGTGACGATTGAGCTTGACCAGCCGATTGATTTGGAACTGCTGGTCAAGTTGACCGGTGATCTGCATCCCAGTGTGGCGGTAGAGATTGCTGACAATCGGACAATCACGCCGGAGCAGCGCAAAAAAGCCTGGGCGATGATCAACGATATTGCTAATTGGCAGGGAGACCTGCCTAAGGCGGTTGAAGAGACTTTTAAATATTTCGCGATGAGCACCTACAGCGAAATCACAGAACATTTTAGTCTTGCCGACTGCAGCGTAACTACTGCACGACTTTATATTGAGCTGTTGTTGGCGTTTTGTTTCAAGTGGGATGTTCCTTTCGCAACTAAGACTTGGGATGCGATAAGCGGCGATTATGGCACGCAGAAGCGGTGTCTGGAACATCGGGAGTGCGTTATCTGTCGAAAACACGCACAGTATGCGCATGTTGAAACTGTTGGCATGGGGATGGATAGGAAGAAAATTGATCACAGCCAGCATCGTTTTATGTCACTGTGTGCGGTCCATCATACTGAGCAGCATACGATCGGGATTAATACGTTTATCCAGCGCTATCATATCAAGCCAATCAAGCTCACGTATGATGAGCTGGTCAAGCTGGGCATAATGCGTAAAGGCACCGCCTATTATTTTAAAGAACAATTAGCAGCGGAGGAAAAACATGTCAGCAGTAATTAAAAAAATACAACTAGACCAGGCTAAACGACAAGTTTTTGTTGATTGGCATCGAGATCATGAGGCAATTGCTATTTTAAAAGCGGCAGCCGATGCGAACCATAAGGCCGATCGAGTTAAGCCGATAGGGAGGTGATGACTTGGCAAAACGGAAAAAGAAAAAATCTACGATCAAAAAGAAAAAGCGGCGGATAACAGCGAAGCGACTGGAGAATGAGCAGCGTTATCAATCGCCAATCGATGAAGCTATCTATCGAGCAGCGCATACAATTATGAAATGAGGTGCTATCCATGCAGCAGAAATTAAATATCAGATTATCTGATTAAAAAGAGGGTAAATCAAAATGAATAATAATAAACCTGATATCGAACAATTTACTAATTTAGATTTAAAAGGCGTCGTATTTAACCCAGAAGTTCACGAAGCTGCTAAATCAATGATGGGTATCTATTTAGGATTTTTGGAAGTGGCTAAAGAGAAAACAAATAACGATGATGATGCAATGTTTCTTGCCGGGCAAGCATTTAGTGCTTGGGTGCGCGGATCGATTAATAACAACTAAAAATTAATTTACACAGCATATCACGCATGAAAAGGGAGTGAGAACATGCACCATTATTTGACGCAGTATTTAGAAAACGGGCAACAAATTGCAGAATCATGGATACAAGTTAATTTTTTTAGATGGTCATTTTGCTTTTCCAGAAGACGAATTGTACTAAAAAAGCCGTTGAAGTAATCAACGACTTTTCATAGGAACTATTTAGTCCACTTGTTGCCAGGTTTTTGAGTTGGTGGCAAACGATCACCCTTTTGGATATGAACTGTTCTTGGGTCAGCAACCCGTCCACCACGTGGTCCAACTTCATGATAAGTACCGGCTGGTCGGTTATCAGTACCTGGATTAATTGGTTTAGTCATTTTATCACTCCATTCTTTGTAAAATGCATATCAAGAAACACTGGCGAAGGCGTTCTTAATATAAATCTAATTTTACAATAAAACACTAGTTTGCGCAATATGTTGCGTACGGGAAATGTGGATAACTATATGTTGTATGGAGGTGGAAGCATGTGGGAATTGATACAGAAAATTCTAAATGAGCAAAATATTAGTGTTAATCAATTGTCTGAGCGGATTGGGTTTAAAAGTAATTCGGTATTATACGCACTTAAAAACGGAAAGATTAATAAGCCAAGCTTTGAGTTGATGGAAAAAATAGCTGATGGTTTGAATGTTAGCCTGGATGAATTTCGTAATAAAAACAATATTTAGGAGTTGAAAATATGAATGAACAAGAATTTACAGCTGAGTGTCGTATCTTAGTAGCTGATTATCAAAAGCGTGATTACCCAATGATTGATATGAGCGAGATTTATGTGGTTTGGCTTTGTAAGACCTTACAGAATAGCAAGGCACTATTATCTACGACCTATCCTGACGGTATGTATTTCGAAGTGACTTACAACGGGGACAAAAAAGAGTTCTACTTCGATGCGTACAAGAAAAAAGAAAACATCTGTATTCCTGCTGATAAAAACTAGCTTTTAGGAGGAAACTATGACAATTAAAGTTGAAGCATTTAAACTTTTTGGAAAACAAAGTGTGTCAATTCGGACCCGCCCTCATAAAGTGGAGATACAAGTAGCTAATGTTTTTGCTGATGATGAGTATACAGAAATGCTTTACATGACCGCTGAGGAGCTTACACTGATTGCCCAAGCTATTGCTGAAGCAAGTAAAACCGCTTGGAAAAATATCACACCTAAAGTAGCGCAAAGTGATGCTGCAGACTGGTATGCCTATTATGACAAGGAATTTGACAATGAAGGTGATTTCAATTTACCACTTCGTAACATGATTAATTTAAAAACGGCATCCGATGAAGAAAAATCTGAATCTATTAGTTTTACGATATCTCGTCCATCATTAGAAACGTCTCGGTGCTTCGTATTTAACAAAGCTATGATGCAAGACTATCTATCTGAATATGAAAATGCTGAGGAAATTTATGAAGAAAGTGATGGCATTGTGGAAGAACCTGAAAACAACGGAACTATTGATTAGGCACTAAAAGTTAAATTTACGGAGGTGATCGTGTGGCTAAATATATTAAGACTGTACCAATCGAAGCTGAACAGTTTGACGGTAGTGAGGCCATGATTGATAAATATGGCATGATGGATGTCGGAACTATGAACGGGTCACAACATAGTGATCAAATTATTATTCCAACATTGACAGGTGGTGTTCATGTTCTTGATGGTGACTGGATAACCACTGAAAAAGGCGGCGACCATTCAGTGGTTGACGGCAATGATAATTTTGAACAAATGTTTAAAAAACTACCGGTAATACCGCGAGCTATTGCAAATGCTATTGAGGAGTATCGTGATAAATTTGGAAGTGCTAAGGGGCTTCTTACATTAATACTTGATATGGATAGACCTTGGACATTGGACACTCTGGTAACAGTTGCTGCTATGCCTGAGCTCACTATTCATGAATTTATAAACAAAACAGACGTCTTAGCTCGTGCGTGGCTTGATGGCTACGAAATCGAAGATAAAAGCTAACTTTAGGAGGTAAATCAAATGAGGATATTTTTAACTATCGGCACAGCGGTCTTTGGTCTAGGTACCATTTTATTTTTGGTTTTAGCTCTTAAAAAACTGAAAAGATTACAAAAAAACCTTCCTAAAAAATAGGGAGGTTAGAAATTGAGAAAATCGTTTAACAATTGATCACCAACAGCATTTTTGTTAGTAATAGCAAATTGAAGCCGATAAAAAGAAGCACCATCTATTTGGTAAAAAGCAGTTCTTTTGTTACTTCTATCGCTTATTATCAAAAAGAAATTTTGATTCGAGCCTTCGGCGATACAAATTAACTGGTTTGCTCTACTTTTTGTATAGTACAGGGTGCTATATGATTCAGCGCCACCTTCTCTTAAAAGCTGGGATAATTCTTTATCCGATTTATCCTGTGCGTTGTTCCAAATTAGTAAATCTCTAACAGTTTCGGAAGCTAGTTTATCGATCACGAATGGCAGTTGTGGATGTTTCATTGTCTATTCTCCTTTAAAAGTAAAGTAGTAACTAAAATAATGTTTTTGGAAAGTGAAAGGTTTATTTCCGGATCATTTAATTTATTGAAATTAAGTTCATTAATTTCAGAAAATGATTTTTTGATTTTACGTGATATGAAGGGGTATTTAGTTTCGATTTTTGTATTAGTTAAAATTATACTTCTTTTAAAACTGTCTGGGTCATCAATTGTATTATTTTCTAGTTGATCGTTAACCGATTGATAAAACCCAATTAGCATGGCGCACTCGCTATGAAATTCACTACGATCTATTGTTTGCTGTATTTTCCAATTGATTCTAAATGCAAGCCCAGAAGTTATTGCAGTAATTATGAAACCTAGAGTATCAATATATGGATTTATGAGCTCTAGCATAGGTTTCATTGATATAAAAAAATCAATCATTAGCCCCACCTCAATTTAAATGATATCAGTAAGTCGCACGTAAAACTACAAAAAAATTAACCAGTAGTCGTGCTAAAAAGTAATTTTTGGGAGGAGTATTTATATGCATTTTGTAACTGATGCTTTAACAGTTGTTGCCGGTGTTGTGATTTGCTGGTGGGCAATGGCATTGGCAGGAATGTTTTTCCTGACAGTATTTAAGTACTTGATTTGGTTTTGGTGGTTGATTGGTTAAAAAAAACCACCAAGCAGTGAATGCGTGGTGGCTCATGTTATAAGAATCTCAGCAGATTAATTATAACATAGGGGTGGCATGCATGGAGTTATTACCTATTAATGAAGGAAAGACCAAATTAAGAGCCGAAGAGATATTAATGAAGTACCGTGAACAACGCGGTTTTGCCAACATGCCAGTTAGTCCCAAAATAACTTCGGCTTGGGGTGACGGCACATCCGCCAGCACTGGTGAGCATGATCCTTACGCTCTGGAACGGCTACAAAGACAAGAACGGGCGCAGAGCTTTATCAAATTTATTGATTGGGCAATCGCTGCTTTGCCGAAAGGCTCACACCAACGATTACTGAGAGTGCGGTACTGTGACGGCGCCGAGAGTGATCATCCCGATATGACCGCGATGTTACAGTTAGAGATTTCATCATCCACTTACACTGATCGCAAGTTAAAGTCATTACTAGCCGTCGCGCACTATCTTAATTGTGTGGTTCGTGAAAAATCCGGCACAAATCCGGCATAAATCCGGCAAACATTCGGCACAAATCCGGCAGACATCCGGCACTGGGATGTTATATGATGTTATTGTCAGATAATGACCGATGCATAAATATTTTCTCCTTTAGAGGCGTCCTTAGCGGGCGTCTTTTTGCGTACATAAGAATTTAAAGGTGACCAGAATGCAACATAACAAGTATGGCTACGTCTGTAGCACCGAGACCAAAATTTTCAGTGACTTAGATAAATGGTTGAAACAAAAAAAGGCCAAGGAATCAAAGGAACAACAAAAGAAGGCGAGGCACCAGGATGGCGTTAAAAAGGTATGAGCTGTGGTTTTGGAATTATGATCCTGATTATCCGAATCGCTTACGGTTAGTAAAACGTGAAGTGTTGGTGCCGCCGGAAACGTTAAAGGGGATGTGCTCATATAAATCGCCGGCGTTTTATAAATTTTACATCAATGACGGTGAAGAATTTTTCGTTGATGCCGAGAATGTACATTCGTTACGACAAGTTTTCGGCCATGGCTCAGGTTAGTGGGGTGTGTGATATGTAATGACTAACAATAGACAAGAGTTAGCTGCTAAAGATTATGCGGCTGGACTTAAATATAAAGAAATTGCCGAGAAATACGGCGTGTCGATCAATACTGTCAAATCGTGGCGGTCACGTAATGGCTGGTCGCGGGGTGCACCTGTTGTTAAAAAGGGTGCACCCAAAAAAGTAAAAAGGGTGCACCCTAAAAGAATACCCGAAGCTCTAGAAGAAACGGATGAGCTTGACAATCATAAGCGATTTGCTTTGTATTATTTGCAACGATTTAACGCTACCTGGGCTTATATGCAAGTTTACGATGTTGACGCTAATACAGCTGCGGTGAATGGCTCGCGGCTACTAAGAAATGCTAAGGTTGCATCTCTTATTGATGAGCTTAAGGCGGAGCAAATGGCAGAGTTGCATGTGACTAATTTAGATATCATGGCTGACTTATTAAAACAAGCGAAGTCTGATTTGGGTGATTATATTGAGTATGGCACCGAGGAGCACACCGCCTATGATGATAAAACGGGCAAGGTGATCATTGATCCGGAAACAAAAAAGCCACTGACCTATCACTCGCATCATGTGCGGTTGAAAGACCAGGATAAAGTTGACACGTCGTTGCTTAAATCAGTACGGCTCGATAAGGGCAATGTCATTGTCGAAATGCTCGACAAGCAGAAGGCGCAGACTGAACTACTTAATCGTTTGCCAGGACTTACCAGAGACTTGTTGGCTGAGAAGTTAAGGCGTGCTAGAGCTGATGCTGATGTGGCACAAGCTGCAGCAAGATCGGTTGAAGCTGTTGAAAATATAGGTGACGACGATGACGGCTTTTTGACTGCGCTGGATAAGTCGGCTGATGATGCTTGGAGGGATGGCGATGAGGCCGAAACTAAAGACTAATCTGTTTCACTTTGAGCCATTTTCGCGGAAGCAGCTGCAAGTTCTGACTTGGTGGCGGCATCCCGGTGTTAAAGATCGTGACGCAATTATTTGTGACGGCTCAGTACGGGCTGGTAAGACCGCAATTATGTCGCTGTCTTATGTGATTTGGTCAATGACTGAATTTAAGGAACAACAGTTTGGCGTAGCTGGAAAGACGATCGGATCATTACGGCGCAACCTGATTCGACCGCTAAAGCAGATGCTTCTAGGCCGACACTTCCAGGTTAAAGATCACCGCTCGGACAATATGTTAGAAATCACTAAAGGTGATGTTACCAATTATTATTTTTTGTTCGGTGGTAAGGATGAGGCCAGTCAAGACTTAGTCCAAGGGCTAACCGCGGCTGGTTTTTTCTTCGACGAGGTCGCCTTGATGCCACAATCTTTCGTTAATCAGGCAACAGCCCGTGTTTCCGTCGGTGGTGGCAAATTTTGGTTTAACTGTAATCCAGATGGCCCCTATCACTGGTTTAATCAAGAGTGGGTCGAGAATCTGGAGAAACACAAAGCTCTGCGCATTCACTTTCTAATGGAAGATAACCCATCCCTATCAGCTGATATTATTGATCGCTACAAGCGTAGCTACTCAGGTGTGTTTTATTCGCGCTATATTCTCGGGTTGTGGGTGATGGCTGAGGGCGTTATTTACTCAAATTTTGACCAGGATGAAATGGTGGTCGATTTGCCAGCAGATACGGTCTATGAAGAAGACTGGGTCAGCATTGACTATGGGACCATGAATGCTACGGCCTTTAAACGGTGGAGTTGTTATCAAGGTACTTATTACAACACTGCAGAATATTATTATTCTGGTCGGGAAAACGACCGCCAGCGTACTGATGTACAGTACCGTGAAGACTTGGAAAAATTTTACCAGGATAACGAGCTAGATAAAGATGCTGTGTCAGTTATCTTAGATCCATCAGCCAAATCATTCAAGACTGAACTTAAGCAACATGGTTTCGCGGTGCGCAACGCTCGTAATAACGTGCTTGACGGTATTAGGGCAATGATGTCGGCTATGTCTGACGGACTGCTTAAGTGGAGTAGCAAGTGCGTCAATACGTTCAAAGAGTTTAATTCCTATATTTGGGATGCCAAGGCTGCCGATCGCGGTGAGGATAAGCCTATCAAGAAAAACGATCATGCCTTAGACGCTGATCGTTATTTTGTTGAAACGATTTTGGTTAAAAGATTGCGTAATAACGCGTTCTGGGAGGATTAGCATGCAGAAAACAGATGAAATTATGAGCATTGAGGTGGCTAGAAAAGTATTTAAAGCGACTGATATTGACCTGGTCAAGCGTGATCAATTCTACCGTCGCTCGTTACGTTATTACCGTAATCATAACGACATTGTGTTAAAAGGCGATGGCGACAGTGAAGCCGATCGCGAAAAGAATAATCCTGAGGACCCTTTACACAAACACGACAGTCGAGTGAGTTCGAACTTCCACCAACTGTTGATCGATGAAAAAGCAGCCTATGCTGGTAGCCAGCCGCCGATTATTGATGTTGGCAACGAAAGCCTTAATAAACTGATTAGTGGGGTATTAGGGGATCACTGGAAACAAACAATCCAAAAGTTAATGGTAGACGCATCGTTGGCCGGTGTGGCTTGGTTGCACTTATGGCGGGATGATGACCGTAAATTGCGCTATGCCGTTGTGCCACCTAATGAGGTTGTGCCACTCTATAAATCATCCCTGGATAGTGAGCTGCAAGCCGTACGCCGGACTTAT